ACAGAATTACCAGCAAAACTCTTCTCGAAATGGAATAAAGTCCTTGTTGGACATTATCATAACAGGAATACAATCGCTCCGAACATCGAATATATCGGTTCATCGCGCCAGCACAACTTCGGCGAGGACGAGGAGAAGGGCTACACTGTAATCTACACTGACGGCTCGCACGAGTTTATCAAGAACCAGGCGAACATCCGCTACCGAGTGATTGATGTCTCGGCAGAGCGTGCAGGTCTTAACCTTATGGACGAACTCAGAGAGATTGATGCCGATGGCCGCTACAAAGTGAAAGTTCGTGTTCACGCACCGCAGGCTGCTATGAAGTCGGTGGATAAGGCTGCTCTTCTTGAGGCAGGAGCCACGAAGGTGGAACTTATTGCCGATGATGAGGAGATGTTAGAGGTTGCAGCCTCTTCGCTCTTTGAGAAGTTCGACAGCCACCGCATCCGCGAGACCTACGAGGAGTTCTGCCGCGAGAAACAGATTGACGATGTAGCAATCGGATTGGAGTATTTATCTAAAATCGAAGGACAATGTGGAAATTAAAGAGTATAGAGGCCGAAAATCTGTGTGCCTTCCGCTCGCTGGCTTATACGCTGCAACAGGGAGTAACAACACTGATTTTTGGCAACAATAAGGACAATGACTCCCAGCAATCGAACGGTGCTGGGAAGTCGGCTCTCTTGGAGTGTATAGCCGTAGGGCTCACAGGTAGCCCGCTGCGTAAGATACGCACCGAGGAGATTATCAACGATGCCGCCGAGCAGTGCCGCATCATTCTGCACCTGGCAAATGACGCATCGAATGAGGAACTCATCATTGCTCGCTCGATACCTCGCAAGGGTGCATCAATTGTCGCCTGCAAACTCTATCGAGGAGGCGAACTTGTAACGACTGACGAGGCTGTACAGCACTCTGTAGATGCCTACAACAAGTATATCTTGGAGAAGTTGGGTATCACACGCGAAGAGTTACTCAACAACTTTATCCTGTCGAAGTATCGCTACGAGGATTTCCTGTCCTCGTCGGATAAGGAGAAGAAGGAGATTATCAACCGCTTCTCTAATGGTATTCTGGTAGATGAAGCTATAGCCCGTGTCGAGGAGGACATCGAGCCGCTCAGCAGTGAGCAGCAGAAGATAGACCTCGAACTTGCCGGCATTGATGGTCGTATCGAGATGTTGCAGGAGCAGATAGCAAAGGAGGTTGCAGCAGGTGAAGAGCGTGGTCGCAGCCGAGAGACACGCATCGCCGAATTGGAGGAGGCAATAGCCTCAAAGCGTGAGTATATCCGCACCCACAAGGAGACTCTGACCGGTATAGATGCAACTATTGCAGAGGTGGATAAGGCTGACAAAGAGTTGCAGGCATTGGAGTCATCGGACACCTCTTTGGAGGAGTGCTTGAAGGCTATCGATGCTGTAATGACACTGTTACCTGATGCTCGCCGAACAGACTGGAATCACACGCTCAAACTCAAAAAGGAGGATTTATTGCTTGCTCAGTCTTCGCTCGAAAACCTCGATGCGTCGGTAAACCATGCCGAGGCGGTATTGAAGGAGAAGTACGATGCCTTTGAGAAGTTTAAGGTTCAATACACAGACTTTGTTACGCAGTATGGTGACAAGTGCGAGGAGTACAGTACCCGCTTGCAGGAGATTGATAAGACGCTCCGCAGCCTCGCTTCACGCCTTGAAGAGTTGCGCCGTAAACGCCGAGTAATCTCTGCGGGTATTGACGAACTGTCGAATAAGTTGGCGGGCTCTATTACCTGTCCGAAGTGTGGCCACGAGTTCTTGGTGGCACAGCCTAACTTCGATATCGAGGCTGGGACAAAGGAACTCCGCCTACGCCAGCAGCAGTTATCAGAGATTAACGGCAATATCGAAGCCGAGCAGAACTCTTCGGAGGAGGCAGAGATGCAGCAGAGCAAACTCAATAGCGAGCGTCGCACATTGGATAGCGACCGTTCACGCTGGGAGCAGGAGCTCTCGGACCACGAGCGAGCAGTATGCAGTGCTACAAGCGAGGTGGAGCGTGCAGAGCACAACCGTAAGCGCACGAAGGCTGAGGTTGCAGCAATGCAGGATGAGATAGACAGCATCCGTCGCAAAGCCTTTGACGAGTTCTTCGGAAACATTGATGAGCGTAATGCAACACTCAACCGTGAGCGTCGCAAGATCGTAGAGGATATACGCTCTGCAGAGTGTGCCATAGAGACCTTACAGGAGACAATCCGTGAGGTAAACGAAATGGCTGCCGAGGACCTTACTCTATCGCTACGCAAAACATTGGAGCAGGAGAAGCAACGCTCGATGGAGACTGCCAAGCGTAAGTTTGAGGTTGATGACAAGGTACGAGCATTAGAGGTACAGCGTGAGCGTTTCGTGCAGTTCAAGACCTACCTTGCTAACACCAAGATTGAGGCCCTAAGCCGTATCACCAACGAGTTCCTGATAGGTATCGGCAGCGATATCCGTATTCGCTTTGATGGTTACACGGTGCTCAAAAGCGGTAAGGTGAGAGAGAAGATCTCAATCTCACTGTTGCGTGATGGCGTTGATTGTGGCTCATTCGGAAAGTTCTCGGCAGGCGAGGCGGCACGAGTAAACCTTGCAACAATTCTGGCGATGCAGAAGCTTGTCAATGCCAACTGCGATGATGAGAAGGGACTGGACCTGTTGGTGCTGGACGAGATACTCGAAGCAGTAGATGAAGCAGGACTATCATCGATGTTCGATGCTCTGAATGCTCTGGGTGGCACTGTCCTCGTAGTCTCGCACGGCAATGTGGCCGAAGGTTATCCCCACAAACTTGTAATAACGAAGGAGAATGGAGAATCACGCATCGGAGAATAAGGCACTGAAGCACGACGATATCCTCGCCTTGGATGTGGCAACACACTGTGGCTACTTCTCAAAGCACGGGGCTGGTACTTGGAACCTCACCGAGAGCCGACGGCGCAACGACAACAAGATGCACGGCTCATTTCGCACGCTGCTTATCGACTTTATCCGTAAGTACGACATAAAGCAGATAGTCGCCGAGGATGTGAGCATCAACCGCCACTTCTACGACCTCAGGCGATTGTCGGAGTTGCGAGGTGTGCTGTTGGAGGTCTGCGATGAACTGAACCTGCCCGAGCCGGAGTTTGTGAATCCTGCCGCACTCAAGAAGTGGGCAACAGGCGATGGGCACGCCACGAAGTCAAAGATGGTAGAAACCTGCAAAAAGTATGGTTATGTGCCTACGGACGACAACGCTGCCGATGCTTGCCACCTATTCTTTTATTACATACGCAAACACAGATTATAAAATGACCGCATAGATTCGGGCGGTGACAAGCCGCCCACTTTTAATTGACGCTCTTCGAAGCTGACAGATTAGGACATTTCAGATTGAGTTGAACCCCTTTTCAGTTAGAAGAGTGGACAAGAAAGATGTGTTAAAAAGAACGGCGGCAATCCCCGATGATGAGTCCGCCAAAAGACGCGCTCAACTACTGCAAAAGTATGTGATGCCGCATAAAAATCTGGTGTACAGTATCTGTATCAAGTACACATACAATCAGGAAGATATAGAAGATAACTATGTCGAGGCACTAGTGAACTTCTACAAGTATATGGACAGCTACGACCCTGCAAGACCAGTGAAAACATGGATCTATGCAGTGACAAAACGCCTTGTAGCTGACCTCAATAAGCGTAATAAAACCCGAACTCCGCCAGACGACAGTGTAGATGTAAGAGAGTTGCGCTCCACATTATTGGATGAGTGCAGCCCTTCGGCGAACTGTATGGGTATGAATAACTATAAGGACTACTACAGCGACGAAATTCTCTGGGCACTCGACCAGATAAAACCTATCTACCGAGAGGCTTTTCTACTGCAACAGGCAGGCTATAAAATCAGCGAGATAATGGAGATAACCTACCGCAACGGAACTCTCCAGACAAAGAATATCGAGACTGTAAAGAGTCGATTGTTTTTGGCAAAGGCTCAACTAAGAAAATTACTTACAAGAGATGGAGAAAAAAGAGTGGATTGAAGGGTGCAAGCGTGTATTTACACAGCTTGTCAGAGATACTATTTGGGAAGATTTTATTATGCCCAAAGGTGGTATGCCCGATAAATATATGGGCAGTTGTTATGATAAATTGGTTCATAGGTTTGGTGCTGTGAGCGGAGAGCGATTGGCTGACTTCTGCATCTGTCAGGTTTATGCAATATCTCAGTTCTATAAGGGATATAGACAAAAATGGAATATCTCTCACTCATTTGCTGACAAAGCCATTCAGAGATATGTCGAGCCCTCAAATCATAGGAAAAGACACGAAGATAGGTGGCTGAACTGTTATGGGGTATCTCGAATAAAATATTTATCAATGGTCGAGGACCATAGTAAACATCCACTATCCATTTATATCTATCCTCAATATGAGGAACAGACAAAACGAAGATGGGCTACCGTCGAACTCGGATATATCATTTGTTGGCACTCAACGATGATGTGGACTCCATTTTCACCAACTTGTCAAACATGTATTAATGCAGAACTCTGCCGAATGCATACGGAGCGTGTCCACCACGAACTATATAGAATCCGTTGTGAGGCGTGGAATAAACAAATAGAGGAATGAGCAAAACTACACCGCTGAGTACAGAATTTCTATATGAACTGTATGCAACAGCACTAAGGCAGGACCAATTATGCGCTATTGTCTCACAGCATATGCGTAGTGATTACCTGCCTAATAGCTCGTTTCAGCGTATTCAGAAGGTTATACAAAATCACTACCATACATATAAACAACCACCTACATTCGCTGTACTATCGCAAGCATTTCACGAAGATATAGAGGCCTTAGATATCATAGATGAAATACGAGAATATGATGAGGGTCAGAGCATTGAAGTGATGACAGATATGCTGGAATCGTACATTAAAGCTATTCGACTACAAAAGGTATATACCGAGGTTGGAAGTTTATATAACGATGGACAGCAGGCAAAGGCAGAAGATGTACTTCGCAAATACGCAGAATGGGTTGCTTCTTTCACATTGAGAAGTTCTTCATTTGTCAATGTGGCAGAGACATTCTTGGAGCGTTATGAGGCAAATAAGCGCCGTGAGATTGAAGAAGCACAATCGGGGAAAGCACAAGTGATTCGTTTCTATATTCCGTTCCTTGATGCGCTGAATGATGGTCGTAATCTGCGAGGCCAGTTAACTTGTTTCCTTGCATCTACGGGTGTTGGTAAATCGCATATTGCCAAATGGATTGGAGTTAGAGCAAACATTGATGACAGCCTGAATGTATTGCACTTCCAGTTAGAAGGCTCCGAAGAAGAGGCCCTGAATGCCTATTCGGGAGGTTTAATATCTAAAAATTCCTACTTCTACGAGAAAGGAAAGATTAGAGAAAGTGATATGATAGACTTCCTAAAATTAGTACAGTCATATAGTGGCAGTATCGTGGTTCGTAGCTACCCCAGATTTAATGCTCAGGTATCCACTCTCGATATCAAGAATGGCATTTTGGAGTATCGTAAACTAAAAGGATGTAATCCCGATATCGTAATCGTAGACTCTATGGATTTGCTTACAGATGCAACACGCCGTAACTGGGGAGCCGAACACGAACGAGCAAAACGAATAGCCGTTGCGAATGACCTAAAAGACCTTGCTGCGGATGAGAAGGTGTGGATGGTTGTGACATATCAATCAACCATTGAGGATCGAGATTGGCTAAATAACGAGAGTAATGTGCTGACCGAGTATAACTGTTCCGAGGCAAAAGGTCTGGCACGACCTTGCACTCATCTTATATCACTGAATCAATCCTCTGCCGAGCGTAAGGAGAATGTGATGCGACTGCATATCGCCAAGAGCCGCTTCTTCAAGAAGGGTGCAACGATTAAGATTGCAACAGACTATGATAACGAGGTGTTCTATGACAGCCAGAGAACAGATAGTTTGAAGATGGAATAATTTCACAACTTACCGAATAAAAACACCACAACTTACCGAATAGAATGGCAACAATTCACCGAATTTGGGCATGTTAAAACAAAATGCAATTCGGGATTTACCACATAAACATCGTAAATCCCGAATTTTAATTTGTTGGGATAATCCCTTTAGAACTTAATAGCTGCGATATAATAGAGTTTTGTCAATATCTGTAACCATACTAGAAGGAATATCATATTCCTTGGCAATAGTCGGCCACATCGATACGGCGTGGCAAATCTCATTGATTATATCGCTTACACGCTTAATATGCATAGCTTCTGCCACTGCCATTAAGTCTGCTCTTGTAATATTATCCCACTTGTTATTTATTGACATTTGATGATGCGATGTCCATTCGCCCTTGGGGTTATAAGCCCAAGAAACATCGTATGCAGGCGATAACTTCCAAGTGCCGGTCTTGTCCATCAAGAACGATATATTCTTGGTATGGTCATCCTGATTACGGGCAATAACATTGAACACCATTCTTCTGAACATCTGTTCGGCTTGTCCGTATGGCAAACGAAGACGACGCATTACCTGAAACGCTTGTTCATATGAATATGCGTGTAGCATCTTATAGTCGTAGTGAGCTAATCCGCAGAGCGTCTGCATATGAACTTTTTCGTTGCCTCCGATGCGATCGAAACGCTTTGTCATAAAATGTGCTCGTCCATTCTCTTCAAGTAAACGGCACTCGGTCATCTCTAATCCAGCCTGTAATGCCATTTTATAATAGGCATACTCAATCTTTCCATAATGCTGAGGATCTCCCAAAGCGGAATTTGTTACACCATCCAATTTCAATAGCCAATGGTTGAAACCTTCGGGCGCATCAACTTGTCCTGAACGAACTTCCCCGGTCAGGTCATTGTAGGCGATGACTGCTTTAGCCCTTTGGCCACCGGCAGATGTACTGACTTTTATTATATTGACAAGGGCCTCTCTGGTGTCTTCTTTGAGATTTGTATTCAACTCGGCTTTGCTTGACAAAACCTCAGAAGCTATCTCTACCAAAGAACTTATTTCAATGGCTGATGACTGGTCTAAATAGTCATCTTTAGCTGGGACAAACTCCAATGCTCCCATTGAACGCTTGCTCTGATAACATAATCGCTCTACCGGATTTGCGAATGTTCTGCCTAACGAGGTAAGCCATCTGTCCAATAATGCCTTACCGTATGCATCGGGTAATGCATCTGCCAAAAGTCCTGGTAATCCCATAAAGGTCTCTTTGGATAACTCTCTAAACGAGTGTGGTCGATTATCACTAATTGGCATCATCAACGGCGATAGTTCCCAGCCATTCTTGGCGAAAGATGGTTCATACTCAAATGTGGCTGTTCCTGTATTTTCGTTCCATAATACGGCTCCAGCATATTCACCCCAGATATATACTTTTGCTAAATTTACCATTCTGATTCAGATTTATCGTTATTATTTTTCGTTGCAGATGCTCGCTTACGAGTCTTTTGGCTATCCAATTGCTTTGCATATGCAATCGGACTTATTTCAGGCTCTTTCAAAAAGTCAGAAAGCATATGCAAAGAGTTCAATGCTCTAAGTATCGGTACAAGCGTTTTAAGAGATATGTTCTCTCCTCGCTCCAATGCTGCTATGCTACTTATTGCAACACCAGCTGAACCAGCAAGTTCTTTTTGACTAATATTATGTTCAAGCCTCATACGCTTAATATTCTCTCCAATTTTTTCGAGAATCATATTATCTGTTAGTGCATACAACTCCATAATCGTTGTTTTTTTAGTTATTGTGATGCAAATATAATAACAATCATTGGAATAACAATGATTGTGCTATGCATATTTTCTATTATCGTTTGTTTTTTGGCCTGAATATGTTTGGGCTTGATAATTTTTTTGCTCACTTTATAAACTTTAGCTCCTGCACTACAGCTATTCCTAAGTATATGGATTTATCAGCGAAGGAATATCAGCATTTGGTGCAGGAGATAGCACGCGAGACGGGAGCAAAGCGTGACGGTACGGGTAAGAACCTTATCGTGCCGCGTTGCCCCTTCTGTGGCAAGTCGGGCGGCAAGTTCGGTATCTACATAGGACCGGAGACTGCCCGCCGTGAGCCTTTTATGGCACACTGCTTCTCGTGTGGCAAGTCTACACGCACCCTCGGACAACTCTTGGAAGCCATAGGTCGTATGGACCTTATGGTTACTCCTACGGCAGACATCACCGCTCCCTTGCAGTTTGTCTTGGGTGTGGAGCCGGAAGAGATTGACGATGCGTTGACCATAACCGAGTTGCCGGACTTCTATAAGCGCATATTCAGCCACCTATATCTCAAAGAGCGTGGTTTTACCTATGATGACTACGACTATTTCCCAGTGGGCGTAACCAACCGCCTCAATCCTCGTTTTGAGGATTATGTGATATTTCCTATCATTGACAACGGGGAAAATGTGGGCTTCGTGGGCCGTCATACCTGGTCGAAGAACGATATCGATGCCCATAACCGCAAGGTCAAGTACAATGGTGGCTTCAAGATATTGCGCTACCGCAACTCTGTCAATAACGACTTCTCCAAACTTCTATATAACTACGATGCTATTCACGAGGGCGAGACCGATACGGTTATCCTCGTGGAGGGCATCTTTGATGTTATAGCCCTGACCCGCAAGATGGAGCTATACGACAATCCCAGAGTGGCTGTTGTAGCGACCTTTGGAAAGAAGATCTCCGATGTCCAGGTCTATAAACTCCAATGCAAGCGAGTTCAGACGGTGATTGTCGGCTATGATGGTGATGCTGTTGAGCCCGTAAAAAAGGCTGCCAGCAGACTCGCCAAGTACTTCAATGTCTTTGTGGCCAACATCGCAGATGCCCATAAGGACTGGGACGAGATGAGCGTTGAGGAGATATTCGAAATCTTTGCTCAACGCCTTCAATCTCCCTCTAATTTCAAACTACGAAAGGTTCAAGAGTTATGATGCAAGAACTTATTCAGTGGCTCGATGCCCAAAACATAGACTATACCATCATTGACAATGAGGTCGTGGAAATCCCGAACTTCGGCAAGATGTTTCTTGCTGACCTGTCGGGTATAGAATCCATCTTCAAGAGCAAGGATGGCGATGTGAGGTTTAACCTTATGGAAAACCCGCGGGAGCTGCAGGACGAGGGAATCTTCTATGTGGCGTTCCCATTTGGCAACAACTGGTATTACTACGACCTCCGTGAAGAGTTTCGCTTCAATATCCTAAAGCATATAGGCACGCCAAAGCCCTCGAAGCATAATATCCCGTTTGTCAATCTCGGTGTCCATACGCCTTTTGAGCTGCTTAACGCATCGGGGTCGATAGATGGTCTATGTCGTAAGGCAAAGTGGTTTGGGCATACAGCAGTAGGCATTTGCGACCGCAACACGATGGCCGCCACGCTCAATCTGCAAAAGGAGTGTGCGAAGGCAGGGCTTAAACCTGTGTTTGGCTATACTCTTACAATGCAGCATAACGAAACAAAAGTCGAGATAAAGATATACGCTCTCAGCAACAAGGGACTGCATAACCTGCTCAATATCCAACGAGAGGTAATGGTAAACTCCGAGGATAGTGTCATCGAGTACTCGAGACTATTTCTCTATGCCGAAGGGTGTGCCATAGTCTTCGCCACTGGCTCGGCATACTGGATAACGGAGAATCCTCGCCATGTTGAGCGACTTAAGGAGCGGTTTGATACCGTCTACTATCAGGTCGATGGCAACGAGTATAAGGCAGATCGTATAGACCGAGAGAAGTTAGCCGCACTGAAACACTACTTCGATAATTGTTACGATGCCGTAAACGATTCGTTCACCGTAGAGCCTATTCTTATAGCAGATAGTTACTACATAGACCGTGATGATGCTAAGTCGAAGATCGTACTTAACAAGATTGCTACGGGTGCAGCCCACGAGCAGAGCGAGGAGCAATACCTCAAAAGTGTAGATGAGCATTACGATACTCTGCAACCGCTATTTTCGGAGAAGTGGGACTTTGACAGACTCTTTGAGAGGATGTGCCGACATACGGTAGATATTGCGGAGCGTGCCGATGCAGCCTTTGAGACGGGTAAGATGTTTATGCCCGAATATATGATGCGCCCCGAGGAGCAGGAACGCTATGGCGATAGACGCACGATGTTTCTTCGCCTGCTCGATGAGGGACTCGCGGAGAAGATTCCGGAAGCGAAGCAACAAATCTACCGTGAACGATTAGATGAGGAGGTATATATCATTGAATCGACTGACAATGTGGATTACTTCCTTGTGCAGTGGGATATGGTGCGTGAGGCAAAACGCCGAGGCATTGCAACGGGTATCGGTCGTGGCTCGGCAGGAGGCTCGCTTGTATCGTACCTGCTGGGTATTACCTCTATCGACCCGATAAAGTATGACCTAATCTTCTCCCGCTTCCTTGTCCCGGAGCGATGCGGACTTAGTTGGAAGGATAAACTGACGGCTCTTGCTCCGGATATACCCGTACAACGGGGTATGGAGTACATAGAGGTTGAGATTGAAAATACGATATACATGCTGTATTCCGAAGCCAAACTACGCATCGTGCGTGATGGCAAGGAGATGACTATTACAGCCGATAAATTGAGTTGTGGCGATGACATCCTATTAGACCGCCGAGATTGCTTGTGGAACTTAAAGGAGATAGCCAATGAACAACTACATTCATCATAGCCCCTATAACGGCTGCGACATCTACCAAGGCGACGCCCTCGATGTGCTTCCTATGCTTGCCGAGCAAGGCGTCAAGGCAGATATGATACTCACAGACCCACCTTACGGCACTACTCACTGCCGTTGGGATTCGCCCATAGATATAACAAAGATGTGGCAGGTGCTTCGTGGCGTTTCTATGCCTACGACTCCCATTCTGCTCTTTTGTCAGCAACCATTTACCAGCGTGCTTGGAGCCTCAAACCTCAAGCAGCTACGCTACTCGTGGGTATGGGAGAAGACACAGCCCACGGGCTTTCTCAATGCTAAGCGTATGCCGATGAAGGCACACGAAGATATACTCGTATTCTACGACAGGCTGCCGACATATAAACCAATAAAGACCGATGGTCATAAACGCAAGGTCGTTATGGCTGCGCACCAGCGTAAGTGTAACGCCGGAGAGATATATCATAAGCACGACAACTATCGGGACTATATCTCCACAGAGCGCTATCCACGCAGTGTTATCAAGTTCAAGACCGACAAGCAGACATCGTGCTTGCACGCAGCACAGAAGCCTGTGGCATTGCTTGAGTACCTAATCCGTACCTACACCAATGAGGGCGATTTGGTGATTGACTTTGCTATGGGCAGTGGCAGTACCGCCATTGCCTGCCGAAATACAGGACGCCGATTTATCGGAATAGAGATTCAAAGAGACATATTTCAAACCGCACTAAAGCGAATAACAGATGAGTGATACCCAGGAGATCTGGGTGGACATTGAAAACTATGAAGGGTGTTATCAAGTCAGTAACAAAGGTCGTATCAAGAGCCTCGAAAGGGAGGTTACTTCGGGCGGCATTACACGCACGCAGTCCGAGCGCATACTTACGCATTGGTGTGGCAAGACATCGCTCTATGATTGCGTGAGATTATACAAGAACGGCATCGGAGAGAAGTTCTCCGTGCACCGCATTGTGGCAGCACATTTCCTCGATGATTGGGACCCCGAATTGGAGGTTAACCATATCGACGGCAATCGCTACAACAATGCTGTGGAGAACCTTGAGATGTGCACCCACCAGCGCAATATGGAGCACGCCATAGCCAATGACCTCAAAAACGACTATGGCGAGAAGAGCCGTAATGCAAAACTAACCAACGCACAGGCAGAACGAATACGCGAACGCTACTATGCAGGTGGCGTAACGCAGTTGGAATTGGCAATCGAGTATGGTGTATCGCACCAGACCGTGAGCTGCATTGTGCGGCATAAAAAGTATTTCAGATGATAGTAACAAGAGTAAAACGAAGACGAGCAACAGCCCCGATGAAGGTGATTGACTCGTTTGTGGATAAGGGGCTTGTCGAGGGTGGGTACGCCTCGCTCCCTGATATCGATGTCGATTATGCATCGGACCGCCGTCAGGAGATGAAGGACTACCTCGAACAGCGATACAATGTTGGTGGTCGTCAGCGTGTGTTCTCGGCAGGAACATTCACTACGCTAAAACTCAAAGCTGCTCTTAAAGATGTGGCGCGAGTACACCGTGTACCGCACGGCACGGTAAACTACATAACGGCGATGCTTGATGATGGTGCCGACTGGACGGGGCTTTTCAAGATAGCCGTTACCAATCGTAAGGTCTACGACTTTATACAGACCTATCCCGAAGTGATTGAGGATGTGCGAGTATTGCTCGGTCAACCAAAGGCGGCATCTGTGCACGCCTCGGCAATCATCGTTACCCCTGAAAAACGCGATGGCAAGGAGGCAGATTGTTTTGACTTCCTGCCCATACGCAAGATGGACGGAGCGTTGGTATCGGAGTTTGATGGATACTCTGTCGATGAGATTGGATTGCTTAAAGAGGATGTGCTGGCAACAAAGGAGTTGGCAAAACTCAGTGCCACCATAAACCTTGTAAATGAGCATTACAACCAGCAACTGACCATAGAGAAGATAACAAGCGAGATGCTCGATGATGAGAAGACCTATCGGATACTTTCCGAGGGCAATACGCAGAATGTCTTTCAGTTCTCCTCGCCGGGCATCACACGCTTCATTCAGGATGTACAGCCCAACTGCATCGAGGATCTGATTGCCATAAATGCTCTCTTCCGTCCTGCGACACTCGACATCGGAGCAACCGATGACTATGTCCGCTACCGCCGAGGCGATGTGGCTCCGGTCTATAACTTCGGCTGCTATGAGGCAACGAAGAATACCTACGGCATTATGGTCTATCAGGAGCAGTTTATGTCGGTGGCTCATACGCTCGGCGGCTTTGACCTCGGCAAAACTGACTACCTGCGTAAGGCTATCGGTAAGAAGAAAGCCGACCTTATGGCCTCACTCAAAAACGACTTCATCGCAGGTGCAATTAAGAACGGTTGTCCGCCTTATGAAGCCGAAGAGATATGGGGCAAGATAGAGACTGCAGGTAAATACTCCTTCAATCGCTCACACGCCGCAGCATATGCTCTTACAGCCTTCTGCGGAGCGTGGTTAAAAGCGAACTATCCGACAGCATTCTATACCGTGGCATTGCAGTGGGCAGATGATAAGGAGATGCCGGCACTTATGTCGGAGATGGAGCGATGCTCTGTGGCGAAGATTGTGCCGCCCGATATCAATCACTCTACGGTAGAGTTCTACACGGATTACAGGACGAATGAGATTTATTGGTCGCTCAACCGCATCAAGTTCTTGGGAACGAAGGCAGCTGCATATATCGTTACTGTGCGTTCAAGAGGCAGATTTACGAGTATCGAGGACTTTATTGAGCGAGTCTTCCGCCATAAACTGCGTAGCAAAGACTTCAAACACTGGGACGAGGTAAATCCGATGGTCGAGAATGGTCGTGTGCCTGTTAATACTCGCCACCTGAAGAATATGATCTTGGCGGGCTGCTTTGATAAGATTGAGAATGTACAGGCCGTAACAGAACGATACGCTATACTTAAACGAGCAGCACTCAAATTGGGCTTCAATCTGCGTGAGAGCGATGCTCCCGAGGAGTTGCGAGATAAACATTACTTCTGGTCGCAACAGCAGATTGCCGTTTCCAGCATAGGCTCCATTGACTATCGTCGTATCTTCTCCAACTCACCAGACAGAGCGAAGGTTAAGGGTAAGGCCGCCTACATTTCTCTCACTGATGTTATGCGAGATGAGAACGATGGTCGCAAGGCTGCCGTGTGTGCCACGGTGTCAGAGTATTCGGAGCATAGTTACACAGATAGGGAGACCGGGCAACGCAAGCGCTTTGCGAAGTTGATACTATCGCAGAACAATCAGACTGCAGAGTGCACGCTCTGGGATGAGTTCTATCGTGCCCACAAGGAGGAACTGCAACATATCAAGGGCAAGATAATCATCCTTACAGCAGTTATTCGTTACAGCGACTACACAGCTTCTAACGCTCTGCAATCATATCGTAACTCACTTTTATTCATTCAGTAATATGGTACCAAAGACAGACCCCAAAGTATATGTAGGCATCGGACTCGACTTCGAGACAGGAGGTCTTGATCCACAGACCTGTGCCTGCACACAGATAGCAGTACAAGCGGTACGACTCGACACTTGGCAGGTGACTGACCAGTATCAGGCTTACATACTACCTTACAACAAGCAGTCAGCAGGATTACCCACCAAAAAGATACTCCGCACCCGCAGCGAGATAGCCCGGGAGGATAACACTCTTATGCTCTACGAGAAAAAGGCATTGGACTACTCGGCAATAACGATGGATATGCTCAAACAGCAGGGCGTAGATATTATCAAAGTGGCAAATGATATTATTGCTTTTGCCAAGCGTAATACCGCATCGGTTGGTAAGCAATGCAAACCCTTTCTTATCGGACAGAATATTCAGTTTGACATCGGCTTCTTGCAACAGATGATGAACTACACAGGGCTTATGGAAGAGTTTGAGAAGACCTTTGCGGGAACAAAGGACTACTACGGACACTTCCAACCTCACTACATCGATACGATTCTTATTGGTCGATTGGCTTTCGCAGCTGACAAGGAGATAACATCGTACAAGTTGGAGATTGTAGCCTCGCAATTAGGCGTAGACCTTGATGATGCTCACGATGCAGCAGCCGATGTAACAGCAACCCTCGATGTGCTCGGCGTCTACACCTCACGCCTAAGAAACAACGAGGGAGCGACAATGACAGCTGGACAACGAGATAAAACGCGAAAACATTTCAAGATATGACACAGGAAAACAGACTCCCGGAGGAAGTGCCCGAGACCATCACATTCCGAACTGCGGACCGAATGATGTATGGAGCATTAGGGTACGACGGCAATGAACTGATGGCTGTGATTTCGGGCTACGACCTCGAAATCAAGTTCAATATGCGACTCATCAACTCGCTGGCCGATGCCGAGGCGTGCGCCAATGCTCTGGCCGATGTCTTCTATGAGGCACTGATGGATCAATTAATTCGAGAAAATAAACCTTTTGCTAAACCTCCCGAAGCAAAAACACCTACTCTTAAATAAAAGAGAAATAGATATGTCGGAACTAAATGATAACATACAGAATAACCCTGAGGAGAAGCCCCTCACCGAGCAGGAGTTGCAGTTCTGCGAACTCTATGTAAACGGAGGATTGGAGTATGCCGGGCGACTGGGTAAATGCTATAAAGAGGCATTTGGAGAGAATGCGGCAAAAAATCCTTACTCGGCAGCCAACTACTTGATGCATAAGCCCCATGTATTGGCTTATATCAAGAAGCTTCTGTCATCAGACCGCTTCGAGATGGAGACTATGGCAGTGAAACTTCAAGTAGCAGAAACGCTTAAAGCCGTGATGGATGAGACAGCATCCTCGGACTATACAGACCGCTTTGGCGTGCCTCTTTCACCGGCTCCGCTTCGTGCTGTTTCGGTCAATGCAGCAAAGGCTCTGATGGATATTTTCCCCATCAAGCACAGGGAGGAGAACAGACTGCGTATCGAGGGTGCTGACGGCAATGTGATATTCAATGTGATTGTACCGACTAACCCTCCGAAAGATGAGCAAAAAGAGGAAGAGTAAAAGCAAAGTAACCCGAAAGGATATTGCGTGGTGGACCTACTTCGTAATAATGATAGCACTTGTCATCTTCGGGTTTTGGAATAGCGAGGCGGCAGAAGCACTGCTCCGAGCAATTAGAGAAGCATTTTCACTACTAATGGAATAAACAATGGAACAGCTCAAAGAATTTATACTGAAGCACTTTAAGGTCATTACCGTAGTGCTCACTTTCGTACTTACGATGTACATCCAGCACCTGAACAACACCCGCCAGATTGAAGAGTTACTCAACAAATGCGAAGTGCTCGACACGAAGATTAAGGATCAGTACGAACGCATCGATGCCATCAAACTCGACAAGGCAGTTTTTGAGGCTACCATCACCCAGTTTGCCTCTATACAGAACGACCTGCACGAGATTCGTGAAGACCTTCGTGCGCTCTTGGAACACAACGCAGTATGTGGTAAATAGCAATGGTTAATAACGCACATATTACAGTAATTACTTCCAAGGAACTCACTGCGATGAGGCTCGATGACCTTGTTGGTTGTCGTGGCCTCGTCGTGGAGGTTCTCACAGAAGATCGCACGAGGAATCGTGGCGCATTAGTGCTACTCGAAGAGCCTTACTTAGGCGAGTATCTATGGTTTATTCCCGAAAATTCTATAAGTTATGAGTAAGTTTTCACAAATCCTATTGGCAATAATCCTCCTGCTTGGAGGTGTTGTCTTCATTCAGTACAAACACTCCGCCCGCCTTTCCGATGAGCGTGACCGTTACAAACAGAATAACACTGCTCTGCTCTCTGATATCGAGCGAATTAAGGTGGACTCGACTACGATGGCTGTCGATGCAAAGGCTCTTCGCCTGACCATTGATGAGTACGAGCGTTTCCGTGCTGCTGATGCAGAGAAAATCCGTCAGATGGGAGTCAAAATCAAAGACCTTCAAGCGGCTGCAAAACATCAGTTGGAGGTGGCTGCACCCATCAATGCAGTAATCCGAGATACTGTATTTATTCGAGATACAGTGCCTGTGATTCAGCAGAAGGTCGAGATGGTATCGCCACATATCCAGCTTGACGCAGTTATTGATAACGATAGCCTCAAAGGAGATATTCGATTGCCCGTTACTCTACAGCAGACCGTATGGGTTGAATACAAGCGTAAATGTCTCTTTTGGAAGAAGGTTAAGGCAATCCACCAGACCATATCAAGCGACAATCCTTATGTCGATATCAAATACTCCGAATACATACAAATAGACAAGAAATAACCGAAGCCTTCATTCACTGCGAATGGAGGCTTTTATTTTTTAGTATTAACATTAATAATTTAAAAACATGGCAAGTATTAAACTTAAATTTAGACCTTCTACGGTCTCGGGAGAACCTGGTGTACTGTATTATCGCATCATTCAAAATCGCATTGCGAGGCAAATTACTACCAAGTATCGAATTTATGCAGAGGAATGGAATGGGCAACATCTAAAAGTTGATATTCCCGGCATCCTACGTTCTCGTTCTAGGTTTCTAAAAAAAATACAAATGACAATAGACAACGATTTGAGACAATTACACAAAATTATTAGTTCTTTTGAACAGAATCATGATGCATATACTGCCGAGGATGTAATAGCGAAATTTGTAACGAATACTCCTGAGAATTATCTTTTCTCATTTATGGAGGAGGCCATTACTAATTTGAAAGCACTAGGCAGAGTACGTACCTCGGAAACATATGCTGCGACCCTTTGTAGTTTCAGACGCTTCCAAAAGGATATAGATGTGACCTTTGACGATATTGATTCTGATATGATGATAGCATACGAAGCATATTTAAAGAATAATGGAGTGAGACCCAACTCTACCTCATTCTATATGCGTAATCTTCGGGCTGTATATAATAGGGCTGTTGAAAAAGGACTTACCTCACAAAGTTTCCCTTTTAAACATGTCTATACGGGAGTGGATAAAACTGTCAAACGAGCAGTGCCCTTGAATGTTATCAAGAAAATCAAGGAGATGGACTTCTCCATGAATCCGATTTTTGATTTTGCCCGAGATATGTTCTTGTTGAGCTTTTATACTCGAGGTATGTCATTCGTGGATATGGCGTACCTACGAAAAAAGGATTTACAGAAAGGTGTACTATCCTATCGCAGACGCAAGACGGGGCAACAACTCTTCATCAAATGGGAGAAATGTATGCAGGAGATTGTGGATAAATACGATACTTCACAATCCAACTACCTTTTGCCTATCATCAAGCCTTTTAGCGATATCGACGAACGCAAGCAATATATCTATGCTGCCCACAATATCAACCGTTGTCTGAAAATCATTGGTAAGGAGTTGGGATTATCCGTTGCACTAACCTTGTATGTTGCCCGACACGCTTGGGCGAGTATTGCCAAGAGCAAGAATGTTCCCCTCTCGGTAATCAGTGAAGGTATGGGACACGACTCAGAAACCACCACACGCATCTACCTTGCATCATTGGACACCGTTGCAATCGACAGGGCAAACAGCATGATATTGAAATCTCTATAAGTGTTGGATTGTTGAGCAAACGAAAGGTCTCTTTGCAAGAGAGAGTTGTGCGGTGTATACCTATTGATTACGAGTCGGTTGTCAAAATTGGTGCAATGTAATTTGCTCAACAACCCATGTTGCCACTAAACAAAATCAAAACTATGTGTAATATTTTTTAGCCTAAATTGGTGCTATTTGCCGAAAATAGTGTAAATTTGCACAGCTAATAATCTCTCTTGCAAAGAGAAATTATAGTAAAATACAATGCAAATAGTTGTTAAACAGATAAATATAAGTTGGTATGACATTTACAATCATGTCTTATGTGGCAATAATTTGTACAATTATCCACCTCTGGAAACTTCGTCCATTTTCTAATGGAGTTTGCGTAGCTATTACAATCGGATTACTTCTGTTTGGTTGGATTGGTCTGATTATATACTGGGTGTATTTCCTCATTAAGAGACCAGATAGAATATCGGTTGTTCAGATTGAAGATTCAACGCAGCAACCATCTACCACAGATAATGCAGTCTCAGAAGTTATTGACTCCAACATAGAAACGCAATCTATTGAGGATGATTTCCAACGGATGAGGGTTTTATTCAACAAGGCAATGAGTGGAGTAAATGGAACTGCACTGTCAAAGGCATACTCAAAAATGATGGAACTGTTCACTATTAAAGCAAATGGGGATTGCAAAGGTGCAGGACTTTCGGGATTGATGTGGGCTGATGAGAGAGCCAAGAAGATTGCAAAAATGGATGAAAGTGTAGTTTTTCCAGCCTTGAGTCATGATAAGGAATTATATGAAGCTTGGTGGATGACTTTCTATCAAGATGCTGAACAGACTATCAATGAGAGTGCGAATAGTAATGTCCGTGCATATATGAATGCTGTGGTTGCAGATGTAGAACTTGGTGATGAGGTTTTGACCAAATCTGGAGTGCTTGAAGCAATCCTTAATCCAGAAGAGTATGCTGGTTATGATGAAAAATCCACTTATTATGAGAGTGTCTATTTGACAGCTCCCGATGGTAGTCAATATGAGACATACATGGATGTCAAAGTATTGAAAGAGGGTAAGAAAATAAAAGTCAGGACATCTGAACATAGCATCAATGTCAAAGTAAAGACAAAAGGAGATAATATTCGTTATGAGATTTGCGGAGCATATCAATATTTCCCTTATGGTCTGAGTATGGATCCAATGATTAAGTATGCAGAAATGATTATGGCTGCAGCTACTCTTCATATCTTAGACAAAAAGCAGATTGATAATGCCTCAATGGAGAAATACGCATTGCCAAGCCTGTCTAAACTCAATTAAGAATGCAATGATAAAGAAATTACTAATTGTTCTCGCCTTTCTCATTTTGCCGCTATGTGTGTTAGCGACAGATTATTATAGTGTGACTGCAGATGTGCTAAATGTCCGCAAGCAGCCCTCTAGAAGTGGTGATGTTGTTGGAGTTGTTAGGAGAGGCGATATAGTAGAGGTATATGCGAATAATTATGATGGATGGAGAAAGATTTCCACCTCATCAGTATCTGGATATGTAAGTTCCAAATATTTGAAATATAGCCATTCAACGGATGTAGGGAATGGTCAAGACATGGATATAAGGCCTAAACTAACCTTTAAGAAGATCATTGGCAAAATACTCGGATGGCTTATTCCGATACTATTGATTATATTAAGTTTTGCAGGTGGTGATAGAAGTGTATGGTATGATGTGTTTGAAGATGGTACTATCGTCAAAAGGCGTTCAAAGGATGATGGCGGATGTGCCTTGTTCTTTATCGGACTGATATGGCTAGGTATAAAAATTTATAATCTCTTCTAGCTATGATACAAAATTTATCTGATGCAAAGCGACTAGTTGTTGATATGTATAATAGTATTCTTGAAAGTTTAGAACGCAAGGATACAGAAGTTAGACGTCAAACAATTGATTTATTACGAGACTTATTTGAAGCAGATAATTATAGAGTCACAGATAAATTTACAGATGAAATTCATTTTGAGTCGAAACAGTCGTTTCCTGATGCTACTTGGAAGCGTCATCATGATATAACACTAGTAATGGAATTCTCGTGGCGTTATTATGATGAAGATGGGTGGAATATTTGGGTATGGATTAAGCGATGGGAGTCGTATAATACGGATGAAGGGCACTATTTTGCTCACCGATGTTTCAGTATTGAATGGAACGTTTCTCAGAAAAAGTGTAGACGCATACGAAGAGAATTTAATGAAAGTACTTTTACCCCAATAAGATGATGATAATAAAACATAGTATAAATTATGGGATTTTTGGGTTGGATTATAATACTGGCTGTAATAGCCATTATATGCAGAGTATTGCGTTCATTTTGGGAAGCGGTCGATTGGATTGCATACCTATTAGTTCTTATTTTATTTATTGGTATATGGGTATCTGAAGGTTTCTGGTCGGCACTGCTCGCTGGATTTTTAGGTTGCCTTGCAATTACACTTCTTTTTGGAATTGGAGGCGGTACTGAAGTTAGAAAGTTTGGACACAAATATACTCTGACATGCGAAAAGTGCGGATATGACAATCTAGCGATAACAGAACATACAGACCTCGGTGTTGTAACGCGTTGCAAAAGATGTGGCCAGATATGTCATCACACTCTTAATCATTAATAATTAAGAAGAGCCATAAATGAGGGTCTGCATAATAAATCTTTTCTGCTGTGAAGAATGAACAAAAGAATATCACTCTGAACGAGGTAAAGGTTTAATTGGATTACTAGTATTTGTCGGCTCAATTTTGTATGCTATTCAGAAAAAAGTAGATAAATATAATAATTTAACGAATGGAGAAACCCGAAAATCCAATTTAACAGAGTAGGGATTACTTTTTTATTTTAATGTTATGAAGATCGTTAAAGTGAAGAAGGCTCATGCTAAAGCAGCAGGTTGCTGCGATTGCTTTGGTGGTGGTTGTCGTTGTAACAACTAATTTGGGCGGTGGGGGTGCATTGCAAGTGTAGTGTACCCCCATTAAAAAACAGAATAATTGTCATGAAATACCAAGATAAGGAAATATTTGCAATACAGATAGGTCAAAATTTCGGCTTAAAGGCATGTGATGATATATTTATATTATATGCTCCACTTAGCGGACATATATCGCTAATAAGTGGAGAAGACGAGCTTCTTATCCGTAATCATATTGAGAAACTAACTCCTATAAACGAAGAGTTGCAAGAGATTGTGGATGAAATACTCGTTACGCCAAATTTTACACCACATAATCACGACATATCAAAGACAACGAAAATGTCGTTACTTCCCAATTTGGTGTGTAATTTTAATTGTTCATATTGCTATTCTGCTAAGGGTCGCAGTTCAACTATATTGCCCTGGGAGAAGGCTAAAGTAGCGCTCGACTATTTCATCAATCCAACTCGCATAGAGCCGCAACATTTATCCCTTTTCATTTCTGGTGGAGGTGAACCGCTAATCTCTTGGGATATAACAAAGAAGTGTATAGAATATGCATTGGAACGTTGTCAGACATTCGGATATACAATACACATATCAGTGGTTACAAATGGCTCGCTAATAACCACTGAAATTGCTGATTTTTTAGCACAACATAATTGCTCTGTATGTGTGTCATTTGAGGTGCTTCAATCACTACAAAACTTGCAAAGAAAGAATTTTGATATTGTAAATCGGAGTATACATCTTTTGGGCGATAAGGGAGTGCGTGTTATGCTCAATTCTACAATAACGCCAACGAGCGTAGCGTACATGGAGAATATGGTCAATGCGGTTGCTGAGAGTTATCCAAATATTGCTCAATACACGATGGAGCCTGTAACGAGTGTGGATTTGTTTGCTTCAAGGGAAGAGTTAAATGACTTCTACAGCCAATTTTACATCAATTATATCAAATCAAAAGAGGTCGCTAAACGCCGAAATGTGCCTCTACGATTCACTTACGACGATGCTTTGCGCGAAATAACAATCCGACATTGTCCTGGCAAGTTTTGTATAACACCTCAAGGAACAATCTCAGCATGCCATCTTGTATCATCACCAAAGGAGGAGCGATATGCAGAGTGTATTTATGGTGAAATAGCAGATGGCGAAGTAAAAATTGATAAAGAGAGGTTTGACAAATTATACTCTATTAATCTATTCCATTATGAGAGGTGTCACGACTGTTTTGCTAAGTTTAGTTGTGGTGGGGAGTGTATGACTCGAAATGCAATATATCCAGCAGAATTTATGGAGGAGGTGTGCAAGTTTAATCGTCGATTTATACTACACCAACTTGTTGAAAGAATTGAGGAGAGTATCCAAGAAGCGTATGGTTTAACACTTGAAGAGTATGTCAAAGAGTATAGATAG